CAGGTTATACCAGCCCAGGATAAGATATTAATAGACAGAGTAAATAAACGAGAGCTAAGAGCTCTATTTGAAAAAATCCGTGATGAATGTACAAATAAGAACGAAGAACTATGTATAACATCAATTATTTATATTTACGATAATATAGACCAAATTGACCTACTTAATAAAAGGGCTGTTTACTTATATATACGAGAATTAAGTGGTCTAAATCCCAAGCAATTAACTATTGCAATGTCATCGATTAAGAAAAAATATAAAATTTTTCGACACCTAGATTTGCTGGAGAAAAAATGAATAGTTTAAATAACAAGATTGAAAAGTTGAATAAGCTTGAAAAGAAAATAAAAAGATTTTCAAGTCTTTTAAGTGATATTGGTGAATCTGATAGCAAGCTAGGATCGATGTGGCTGGAAATATATGAAAATGCCCAGCGTGATAGAGAATATGCAAACCAATTGTTTAATAGCGTATTCGAAGAAATCAAGGTAAATCCAGCAAATCATGCAATCTACGGAGCCCAAGCTGCAAAATATTTAGAACGGTTGTGCAAATCAAATGAACAGATATTAAAATTGGCAGAACTAGTTCAAAAAAATTATGATAACGATAATCAAATTAACCCAGATGCGATATTTAGCAGAATAGAGCAAGCAAAGTAATGAGCATAACAGATCCTATTACCGCGGCAGTAGATCAGCAACCTCTATCCGCGGGCTCGTCCATCGCCGCAGTTGCAGGATCGCAATTGCCAGCGCTTTTGGAACAGGCAGTTGTAATTGAATACATTTGTAGTACTGAGGAAAATTTTATTACCAATCTTCTCGTAAATGCCTCGATGCTTTCCCAAAAACAGAGAACGTCAAATAAATCTTCATCAACTACCAGCTCAATAAATAAATCGGGATTAACAACAGAGCAACAATCAATATTGTTTTCCGACCTTATAAAAAAAGATCCAGACATGGCTAGTAAGCTGGATAAAAATAAGGTTTTAAACTTAGTAATTGACTTAGGAAAAGTTGATCCTCCCATCGGATCGATTCTAGCTAGGATTATAAGTAAAACAGATTCAAGTGATTATGTTATATTATTTCCAATATTTACGCATATATCTATGCCAATATCTGCCGGTGAAACAGTGTTTTTTATTAGAGACCGCCCCGGCGGCGGTGAATCTACTGTCGGATATTGGCTTGCCCGACGCCCCACAAAAGGGTCTGCAAACAATCTAAATTTTACTCCGCAACAGTCTGTGGATAATGCCACCGGTGGCCGGATTATAGATAAAAATTCTTCTAATGAAGATTCGTATAAGGAAGTTCCAAATTTTAATGACGGATCTGGAAACGATCCTGGGACGGTTTCACTTATTTCTAGTGAACCAGGATCTACCATAAAAAGCGCAGCAGCAGTCCAATCGTATAGCAAAATAATGGATAATTCCATAACAACGTCGTTTACAATAAACGAAGCAACTGAAAAATTAAAAGAACGACCAAATGATCTAACGCTGGAAGGAGCGAATAATGCCCATGTTTGGATTGGGATGGATAGAAATGGTACAATAGATCTTACAGACAGTTGTAAAGATCGTGGAGCTGGGTGTATCGATGTAGTTGCGGGAAAAAAACTATTTTCAAATATAATTGAGAACACAAGAAACTTTAAAGAGGTAGATAACAGGTTAGGCAAACGTATTCCGGGGGCTGGAGATATTAGCCTTAAAGACGATAAGAGTCGAGTAAGAGTTGTGGCAAAGTCATCCGCAGATAAGGATTTTGGTATTAAATACCCTGCAAAGACAACTAAGTCATTAGGGGGGGGAAAGATAGAGCCAGTCGATAAAGCACCATATATTGTTTTTAAGTCCGACGAAATTAGAGTCCTGGCCCGTGACAATGGTAGTATAAAGATAATAAAGGATGGAACGACTCCCGGTACCGCAGGTGGAACATATTCCGCTATCATAATGCACCCAGACGGTTCCATACAGATCGATGCCGAGAAGATAGTGTTCGGTCGCAACGATAGCAACGCGAACGGATTTGTCAGGTACAGTAAGTACAAGAAGCAGATGGATGATTTATTGCAAAAGTTAGACACACTACTCGGACACATGTCAACCAACTTCACTCCTGGTACAAACGTTACACCTGCAGGTGGTCCAAACGCTGGTCTTACAGCACTAAAGGCATTTGTTGATACAACAAAAACAGATTTGAGTACGTTAAAGGGAACAATATCACAAGCAAGATCAACAGCGATTTTTGGAGAATAAATTATGGCACTAGATACTAGCGCGCTAAAGACAGCGATAAAAGCTGCATTAAACACAGGCGTTTCTGGGGACGGCACAGCCGCCCTTGCGGATCGACATAGCTCTATAGCTATAGCGATTGGAGATGCACTAGAAAAATGGATAAAAACAGCCACCGTCACCACAAGTGTGACTACAAGTGTGACTACAACTGTGTCCACCACCGGCACCCCAGCAGCCCAAACCGGCTTCGGCGACGGCACCGGCACAGGTCCCGATCAAAAAGGCACAATTTCTTGATTTATTTACGTGACTGCATTTTAGGATATAAAAATACTTAGTTAGGTATCATGGAATATACTTTTAAAAATACGGGAAAAAAACTAACGGATATAACGGCCGAGCAAGTTAACCTTCCAAAACCGTTGCTGGGCGTAAAAACACCGTTACGACCAGGTCGTGGCCCAAGCGGATTACTTGATATGCATTCCTCAAGGGCAGACCAGATAAGGGATAATCTAAAGAATTTATTGCTAACAAACTACGGTGAAAGAATAGGACAATACGACTTTGGTGCAAATCTTCAAGAGCTAGTTTTTGAATTACAGTCTGGAAATTTTGATTCAGAGGTTATTGAAAGGGTAAAATACGCAGTCGGAAAATACATGCCGTATATTTCACTAGAACAATTGCAGATAACAGATAGCTCCCAGGAAAATCTTCCTGAAGGCGCATCAATAAAGCTGGGAATAATCTATAGTGTCAGCACTCTTTCAATAAAAAATGACGCCATCAATATTCTTATGAGACTAGAGGCATAACATTGGCTAGTAATAAAAAAATACAAGGCTTAAAGCTAGAAAAAAAGAGATACTATCTAAATCGTGACTTTGGTTCGTTTAGGGCTGATCTATTAAGTTACGCAAGAACATATTTTTCTAATAATATTCAAGATTTTTCTGATCCGTCTGTGGGTGGAATGTTTATAGATCTTGCAGCATATGTTGGAGATGTTATGTCGTTCTATATGGATCATCAATATAGAGAGCTTTTTCCAGATACCGCCGTAGAGGAAAAAAATATAGAACGACATGCCAAAGCTGCGGGAATAAAGTTAGAGGGTCCATCAGCAGCAAATGTGATGGTAAAATTTTATATAGAGGTAGATACCCAATTAACATCCGTCACGACCGTTCCCATCCCATCTCAACTTCCCATAATCCAACTAGGCACAGTGGTTGTATCAGATACTGGTGTTCCGTTTGATTTAACGGAAGATTTAGATTTTTCTGAAACAGATTTAAATAATGTACCTTTATATAAGCAAAGAGTTGGAGAGGTGGCTGCCGATGGTACAGCCTCAACATACATTTTATATCGGGAAGGTCTTTGCATTTCTGGATTTACTGAGACGTCCTCATTTTCAATTCCTAATACGTCCGTACCGTTTCGTACAATTACGCTTGGTAAACAGAACGTTACGGAAATTATGTCCGTAAAGGATTCATCTGGCAACGTTTATTACGAGGTAGATAGTTTAGCGAGCGATACGGTGTTTAAAGTTATCGAAAATATAAATAATGATAGTAAACAAGTTAGGTCTCAACTACAATTAACTCCAGCTCCGTATAGATTTATAAGAGAACAAACTGCTACGTCAAAAATTACCACCATAAGATTTGGCAGCGGTGATGCCTCAACATTAGATGACGATATTATTCCAGATCCATCTGCTTTAGCACTACCACTATACGGTAAAACATCCTTAAGCAGATTTACAATAGATCCATCCAATCTTTTAAAGACACAAACGTTAGGAATCTCCCCGCGAGATACAAATATTACAGTGGAATATCGTCATAGCGGCGGCATTTTACATAACGTAGGATCCAATTCTATTAATTCTATATCTGTATTACGGATAAAATTTAATGAATCAATACCAATTGATAAGCAGATCATGATACGAGCTAGTATTGACGTAAAAAATGACATGCCGGCCGCCGGCGGTGAAGATCCACTTACGTTAGAAGAGGTAAAGGCAATAATCCCCAGCGCAAGAAATCAACAGGCAAGGATTGTAACCCAGCAAGATTTACTTGCAAGGATCTACACCTTGCCTGCTAACCTCGGTCGAGTATTTAGGGCAGCGGTATATCCAGATCCTGGAACTACTTTGACTAATAGAATTTATATTATTTCAAGGAATTCAGATAGAAAATTAATTACCGCACCAGACACATTAAAGAAAAATCTTAAGGTGTATCTCAACGAGTATAGATTAATATCAGATGCATATGATATAGTAGATGCAAAAATTATTAATATAGGAATCAATTTTAGAGTTGTAGTTGACAGTATTTCAAATAAGCATATTGTACTATCAAATATTGTTAAGAAATTAGTTGAATTTTTAAACCAAGACAATATTCACATAGGTCAACCTATCATAGTTGGCCTTATACAGAATGTAATTTTTTCTGTAGACGGCGTTATAACAATTTCTCGCCTAAAATTTACAAACCTTACTTCTACGGTGGAGGAAAGAGAATATAGTACAGAGATCTTTGATATAGATTATAATACCAGAAAAGGCATGATAATTCCTCCGGTAGGTAGTATTTTAGAATTAAGATATCCAGAATTTGATATTATTGGTGGTGTGGAGTAACTCAGTGTTCAAAATATTAAAGCCAATAAAAGATACCTACATCACAAATAGGATAATCAATAATAAGTTTAGGGCAATCGATGCAAACGTTGGTCAAGCTGGTACCATGGATTTATTTAAGCTATATGATGAATCCTCGATACCGAGTGGTACAGCTGTAGATTCTCTACATTACGGAACAAGAAGCGGCTCTAGCCCAATTGAACTTTCAAGATTATTAATAAAGTTTGATCTAGATCCACTTCATAAGCTTACTGGTTCAATATTGAACATTGATTCACCAACATTTAATTGTACCCTAAGATTATTTGACGTATATGGGGGCCAACCCACCCCCTCTAACTTCAAGGTCGTACTGCATCCATTATCTCAGGCCTTTGATGAGGGAATTGGCAGAGATGTTTTTCACTTTGCCGATGTGGATTCGTGCAATTTTTTGACCGCCTCCGTACTAAATGCGAGCGCATCATTGTGGCATATGTCGGGAGCAAACTCATCCGGTCTTCTTGGTTCCAGAGACATAGACATTATTTCCAGCGGAAATTTATACACTAATGATCCTGCAAAGATAACGCAAATTTGGCGGCAACAGACGTTTAAAAAGGGTGACGAAGATTTAGCAATGGAAATAACACAGATTATTTCAAGTACGTTAGTTGGGCTAATTCCAGATCACGGATTTAGACTATCCTTTTCAGGATCTAATTGGCCGGGAGAATCAGAAGAAACGGATAATAAGTCAAGGTTTGTAAAAAGATTCGCAACGAGACATAGCGTAAATACAAGAATTCGTCCAAGAATAGAGATTCGTATAAATGATTCGTTGCAGGATAATACAAGGAATTTTGAATTCGATATTAGCGGCAGCATATTTTTAAACAACTATAGTAGAGGTCAGTTATCGTATATTTTATCTGGAACATCCGCAACTAATGTTACGGGTTCGAATTGCGTCACTGCAAGGATCGTTTCAGGATCGTTCTCAAAACTTATATCAGGATCGCAATATAGCATTGGGTCAAATTTTATTACAGGCGTGTATAGCGCATCTTTTGCGATTTCATCATTTGAGGATTCTACATTAA